CGCTACTGCGCGACCTTTCAAAGCTCGGTAAAGCCGCCGGTAAAGAATTACGTGCGTCTTCGAAAGTTATTGCCGAAAAACACATGGTTCCGGCGTGGAAAGAAGCCGCACTCGGTGCGGGTCCGTGGGGTCCGAAAATAGCGGAAAGTGTCCGGGCAGGATCCGACCGAGTCCCAAAAGTCATGATAGGAAAAGCCGCTAGAACCTTTAGTGGTGGAGCATCCGCAACGATGGTGCGCTATCCCTCAGACAAAGGAAACAGGGGTCGAGCAGCAGGGGGAGCCCGGAATCGTATGCCTGCCGCGTTCGGTGCGGGTTCCGACTGGATTAGTGAAGCCCGCACATACCAAAAGCCCGCACTCGATGAATGGGCGAAAGCGGTCGACCGTGTCGTACGGAAATGGCCGGTAATGTAATGGCCGGAAAAACATTAACCATATTCCTAGCCGCCGACCTCAAAAAGTTTAACTCGGGCATAAATAAGGCCGAGGGCGGTCTAAAAGGCTTTGGGGAGTCGATAAGCCGCAACATGGGCCCGATCCTATTAGCAGCCGGGGCCGCAGCCGGTGCGTTCGCCGTAAAAGTTGGCATAGACGCAGTAAAAGCAGCATCGGACCTTGGAGAGACACAAAACAAAGTTGGTGTCATATTCGGCAACTCATCGCAGTCAATTCTTGACTTCGCTGACGATGCGGTCACCGGCCTAGGTCAAACCCGCATACAGGCGCTGGAAGCATCCGCGACATTCGCCCAATTCGGTAAAGCAGCCGGGCTCAGTGGCGGCGACCTGGTTAACTTCTCCACCGAACTGGTTACCCTCTCAGCGGACCTTGCCTCGTTTAATAACTCGTCACCGGATGAGGCTATTAACGCTATCGGTTCAGCGTTGCGGGGTGAAGCCGAACCTCTAAGGCGTTTCGGTGTGCTGATGGATGACGCCGCACTTAAAGCCGCCGCCCTCTCGATGGGGATTGGTGACGGCACCACCACTTTAACGACTCAACAGAAAGTGTTGGCGGCCCATGACGTAATTCTTTCCCAAACCACCGACGCTCAGGGTGACTTTGCTCGAACCTCGGAGGGTCTAGCGAACACTCAAAAGATCTTACAAGCCGCCGTCGAAGACGCTAAAGCCGAGATCGGTATTGGCCTAGTCTCTGCACTAGAGGCCGCCGGGCAGGCTATGGGCGGGTCAAGAGGCATGGCCGGGGTTATCCAAGACACCGGGCAAGACCTAGGAGACTTCGCCTCAGGTATCGGCTTGGTGATTACTGCACTCGCAGGATTGACCGGCGGGATCGAAGACGCCACAGAAGCGGCCGGAAAATACGAAACCGGTGTATTCGGTATGCGCGACGCCGGTAACTCACTACTGGACAACATTCTGCCCCTAATCCCAATTTTAGGCACATGGGTAAGCGGTATCCTCGCCGTCGGTGAGAACGCCCGAATAAGCGCCGACAAATTACTTGTTTTTGCTAACGCCGCCAAAAAAACCGCCGACGGACTCCCTTACTTCCTAGGCGGGTTAAGGGATCTAGCAGACGCAAACACGAATGCAAAAGTGCAGACCGGTCTCCTTACAGAAGGGCTACTCGCGGACGCGGCCAGATACACGGCACAAATACCAGTCGTCGAAAAAACAAGCAAGGTAGTTAATAATTATGGAGGTTCAGCCGCTGCGGCGACCGTCGAAGTAGAAAAATTAACAAAATTCCAAAAATTCTTAGAAAAAAGCACCGAAGACGTAGGCAAGGCAATCGCCTCCACTGAGGCACTACTCAGCACTCAAATACAGAGTTTTAAGGACGCTAAAAACGCCGTAGCCGACTACGCCCTAACAATGCAGGGGAATCTACTATCCGGGATCGACCTCGGCTCAGCCTTCACCGATCAATTCGATGAAGAAGGCAACAAAACCGGCGTAGCACTTGTGGACGCTTTTAACGCTCAAATAGCGGAGGCCGAATGGTTTGGGAACGTACTTGAAGGCCTGCAAAACTCGCAGGTTGATCAGCGGCTCATTGACTACATGGCGGGATTGGGCCCGGAAGTTGGCGGGGCACTCGGTCAAGAGATGTTAGGCGATAAAGGCTTATTGGGCACAATTAACGAAAAGTTTGTAAACATTCAAGACAAAACTAAAGAACTTGCCCTCGGTTTAGTGCCTGACTTTATGAACGCCGGGGTCGAGCAGGCCGCCGCTATGGTCGTAGGTCTCGCCAACCAACTCGACTACGAACGCGACACACTAAAAAAATTGGGTAAAGCAATGGCTAAACCCGTCGGTGCAGCGTTTAAAACGCAACTAGCCAGTGACGTGGCCGCAGCGGTTCGCAACGTCGAAGCGGCAGCCACAGCGGCCCGGGCGGAAAAAATAGCCGACGCGACAGCCGCCCAACAACTGATAACCGATCAACAAGTGGCCCGGGCTATTGCCAACGTGATACGTAACTCGGACGCCCGGAGTGGCGCGGTCGTAACCCCGGTGCTCGCATGACACTCCAAATTACTCTAGGCGGGTCGGTGATCGACTTAGCATTATTTGATTACAGTCTCGCAGTAGCCCACGGTCGATCGGATGTCACAGCGAACCCGACCGCCTCAAACGCCCAATTAGTGCTACGTGGCGACACTGGCCCACTACTCGACCTTGCCGATACGGTCGCAATATCTTTCGACGGTGTACCACGCTTCAACGGGGCAATCAGTGACCTGAACGTGTCATTCATTAGCACCGGCACCCCGACGGCAATCACGACGATTACGGCCATGGGGAACCTAGCCAAACTCGGTTATACGGATGTCGGCGCCACCGGATACAGTGAACAAACCGCTAGGCAACGGGTCGAGACAATCCTCGACGCAACGAATGAAACATTCGTGAACGGTGGCGACCCCGATATTACCTTGTATGCGATCCTAGAAGCCGACGCGCAACCCACCACGGCCCTCGACGCACTTCAACAGGTAGCGGCATGGACGGGCGCAACATTCTTCGATGACCCGCTAGGCCGCATCGTGTTCGAGGATTACGGGAACCGGGGCCAAACCACGTTCACCGGTATCTGGTCTAACCAGATCGGGACATGGGCCGACGCCGAAGGCACATGGGGTTCATACCCGACCACGATCGGATCACTACCCTTAAACGCCGAAGGAATCATTTTTGCCCCAACGTGGGCCAAAACCTTAACGCCACTCATTAACGATGTGACCGTGGTTTACGGGCCCAACCTCAGCGAAAATCAAACCGATAGCGCCTCGATTACGCAATACGGGCGCCGAGAATACCGACTAGAGACACAAATAAAACTCGAGGCTGACGCGATCACCCGGGCGGCCTCCATTATTACCGCGCAGGCTAACGGGCTTTGGAATCTGGGTCAGGTCAGTATCCTGATGAGTGAACTCGACGAAGATCAAACCACGCAAGTACTCAACCTGGTATCGGGTTCCCTTGTGAACGTGATCGGGTTACCGGTCTCCGGCCCGTACTCGCAATTCAACGGCATCCTTGAGGGCTGGACGGACTCGTATAATAACGGTCAGCATATTCTTACCCTGTCAATTTCTGACCCGCGTTTCTCGTATCAAATGCTTGAATTCGGCGAAGTAACCGAAACGCTTACATGGGGAGATGTCGGGGCCGAGGCTCAATGGTATGAAATAATCACTAACAGCGATCTGATAGGAGCATAACAATGGCAGTCACCCCGGTAGGCAATCCTTATGTGGAATCCTCCGACCTAGTCGCGAACTATCCAGGAGTTTCAGAAACACTTGCGGAACGGATCGACGTAGTCGGGGTAAATCCGTTCGCGGACTCGGCAGCTCGAGCCACGGCGATACCCTCACCCGTCGAGGGGCAAATGGCGTCACTTAATAATGACGATAAAGTGTACCGTTACAACGGTTCGGCGTGGCTCGCTGTCGGCACCGGATTAAATCATATTGTTACCAATGACTTTACGTCGGTATCAAGCGTAGCAATTGACACAGTATTCACTTCCGCGCCGTCCGTGTATTTACTCGTCATCAATTCGCAGGGCACAATTACGGGCACGACATACATGCAATATCGAATGAGAACAGCCGGAACACCATTGAGCAGCGCGGGCGCTTACACTTTCTCGGGTATTCTTAACAGCAATTCCGCAGGCCCCACCCGTGACTATCAAAGTCAAACCTATGGAGTATTGGGTAATGTCGGAAATATATCTGGGCAGTTCGTAGTGTGGATAGTAGTCCCCGCAAGTTCCAATTACCCGACGATATTCTCACAGATGCATGGCGAAGGCTCAAGCGCGGCGTTTGTGGGCTCGTATAACTCCCGAGTAACAACGGCGGGAAGTTACGACGGTATCGAGTTTTATCCCGGCAGCGGCACAATAACCGGCACATACCGCCTCTACTCACTACAAAACTCGTAAGGGAGTGACCATGATAAATGTTTATGACGGCATGACGGGGATCGCTACCGTGAGAGAACCAAACACTGTCGAGGCCGCAGAATTATTGAAACACGCAAGCGCCGAAAAACAGCGTACAAAAACAGAGGGACAACGCCTCGCAACAATCACGGCAGCGCGTAAGCATGCCCTCGGTCTTGGTTTCACCGAGGCTATGCTCGCCGTCATGTACCCACAATTGGAAGGCGCATAATGTCTGAAATAGACCAAGAACTACACGTGGACACGCCACCCGAACCGGTGGAGCCCAAGAAAAAGCCAACTTCATCGAAGCACCCGAAAGTGGCTACCGAAACCGAACGCGCCCGGGCTATTGTCCGAGCCAAACTCAAAGGCTAGAACCGTGGACTTTCGGGACGTCGTCGGCCTGGTAGCGACATCATTAGCCGCACTCGCCATTATGGGAACTGGCCTAGTGTGGCTAATACGCAACGTCGTACGCGACGAAATAAAAAAAGCCACCCAACCAATACAACCCGGATTCCGCAACGGTGGCGACTCACTGGCAGACGTGTCCTCAAAAGTCGATCGAATAATCGAAAAGTTAGGGCTCTAATGAAGCATTGGTTAGCAACAACGTGGGAAGGCTCGATAGTCAAAATAGCGGCAGGGGCCGGTTTAGGAGCTGTACTTTCGTGGCTCGCAACGGCAGACGTTCACCCGCTAATAGTCGCAATATCTGCGGCAGTAATACCCGTGATTATCAACGCACTCAACGGCGACGACTCGAGATATGGGAGGCTAGATAATGGCTCGACTATGTAAAGGCGGCGTCACACTACGCGACCAAGTGAACCGAAAATGGCCAAAGCGTGACAAAAGATCAGACGGGTGGATTGGTGACCGGGCTCACGCATCTAGAGCATCCGACCATAATTCAAACAAAGCCGGTGTAGTCCATGCCATAGACATAGACGAAAACATGGGGAAAGGCCGAAACCGTAACGGGCGCACCGCCAAACGACTCGCCAACCAACTACTTGATTACGCGGCCAGCGGTCTACCCGGTGCAAAAAGACTTAAATACGTGGTTTACGAAGGCCGCATTAGCAGCGGAACCTACCGGCGCACATTTTTTAAGTGGCGCGGCTCAGGGTACGGGCACGAAGCACACATCCACGTGTCATTTACGTCCTACGCCGACCGCGACGGCACCGTATTCCCTCTTCCGATCCTGACACGCTCACCAATAACTAAAGCCCGTTGGCGGCGCGACCTCTCAAAAGCACGTAAAGCAAACAAATAACGGCTAGGCTCGATACCTATCGAAAAGGGGAACACATGTCAGATTACATTCGACCAGGGGAAGCCGCCGAGATGCTAGGCGTATCACGGGATGCGATTAGGCGCTATTCGGACGCGGGCCGCATTGATGCCATTGTCACACCCGGCGGGCACCGTCGGATCGACAGGGAAAGTGTGGACGCCTACATAACCAGGCGCACCCGCATCTCCAGTACGGTGACGATCATCGAGCACAAATGATCACCGAGGTGCTTATGTGCGCGGCCTTACTCACGGCCCCGGCATGTGCAGCGAGCTCGATGGACGCGAAAGACTGGAAGGGACACAAACCAAGCCTCTACACCGGGCAGCATTACCACCATAAATGGGCAAAGGTCCGGAAGTGCATTATGCACAGGGAGTCCCGTTATAACTATAGG